CTTTCCTGTCTTCTCACTGACTCGATTGATGATCTTGTCGGGGAAGACCTGACGCATCTGTGCTTCGATCTCCAGCTTCTCTCGAAGGAGTGCAGCATGAAGCTTCTCAGCAGCAGAGACATCGAAGAAGAAGCCATTGCGTTCTTGTTGTCTGATGACCTCTGCGAACTTGTGCTCGACCTCCACAGCCTTCGGATCAATCTCTGCGATGCTGAGATGTTCGTACAGCTTCACCGTGACGCGAACATCCTGCTGGCAATACTCCAGCATTTCTTCGGAGAACTCAGTGAAGTCAGGAGCATCTCCCTTGTGGAGCTTCAGCCTGTGTCCCCAAGCCTTCAGGCTGTGAGAACCAACAAGCTCCTTCGGGAAGCCACTGTTCAGGGTTCCGAAGTCATCGTTGCGGAGATCCGGATACTTGAGGCGAGACACGACAAGCGTGTCAATGATCGGGCAGGAAAGCTTCAGACCAATCAGCTTCTGAAGAGCGGGAAGATCGAAGGCCATGATGTTGTGGCCGATGACGATCTCCGCGATGGCACACAGCTCGATGAGTTGTGAAGCAGTTACTTGCCGAGGTTCTGCTCCATCGACGCTCACGACGATGCAGTGCAGCGTCTTGAGATCCGTCATGTGGATCCAGTCCTCGATCATGTTCGTTTCGATGTCTAAAAAGAGTTTCATTTGTTCACCATATCCTCGTATGTCTTTCCCTGATCTTCAAGCAGTCGCTTCAGCTTTCGTAGAGCTTGTAAGCCACATTCCTTGATGGATTCGGGAGAGTCAGTCTTGTTCTCTTGTGAGTTCCAGATCCGAGTTACCTCAGACCAAGACCTCAGTCCTTTGTCGAATTCAGTACTCACGGGCTTCATACTCCGCGAGGCGAAGCAGAAGCTTTGTGTTCTCTTTCTTCAGCCTCGTGATCGTTTCTTCCTTGGTCTCGACTGGCTCCATGAGGATCGGAGTATGTTCCCCATGCCAGCCTCCCAAGATGTTGAAGTTGAAGAACTCGATGGCATCAGTTTCATCCATGCCTTCAGCCATCAGGTTGGCACGGATGATTGCGTTGTCGTAGACAGCAAGAGCCAACTGGCCGCACCTCTGGCCGACACCAATGATTGCGTTGTCGTGGCCATCCAAGAACAAGGAAAGTTCATTGTGCTCTGCGACGAATGTTCGTGGGTCATGCACGAAGCACCTTCCTGACTGCATCAAGTGCATCGAGCATCTGCGAAAGAGGAACTTCGACTTTGGTGTTCACAATCTTGTCTTTCTCAAGATCATGCTTCTCAACCACAAGAGTGACCGTATCGATGTGTTCACTCCAAGCAGAGACGATCAGAGTTGTCCTGCTGACCTTCCGCTGCTCCTCGCAAACTAGACGAATGTCCAAGGTCATTTCACTTTCCATTTTCTGTTAGCTCCTTGAGCTTCGTCTCGTTCATTCTGATTTCGATATTGAGCATTCGGATCTGGTGCTTCAGTTCTTTGATGCGATCTAGAAACTTACGACGCTGCACATCAATGTTGATGGCCTTGTTCCATGGATGATCCTTCTTGGGCTTTACGGCAGTCATTAGTCAACCTCGCAGTTTCCGGGGCGTCCGTTCTTCTTGAAATCGTTCACGAACTGGTGCTTGTAGTGCTTTCCATCCGGCCAAGTGATGAGCAGCTGGAGATGGCCGATCTTCACCGTGGGACACACGCAGATCCGTCTGGAGTAATTCCGCATCTGCTGCCAGAAGTAGATGTCCTCGTCGGTCTTGTACGGCCCCCATTGCCCGCTCATGTCAGGCTTGCTGAGGAACAACGGCCTAGGGAGGCGGTTCAACGAAGAGACGCGAAGCAGCGTCAATCCAAAATGGCCAGTAAGAACCTCGACGGCATCACGGGTGGCAGGAACCTTTGGTTCTGGATCAACCTTGTACAGGAAATCGTTCTTCTCCCGCATCACCTGAACCGGACACAAGGCGTCGATGGTTGGATCAGCCTCCATGACCTCCCACAGCTTCACGATGTCGTTAGTGTCGAACACGCTGTCGTAGTCGATGACAAGGATGTACTTCTCCGTGCCATCAGCGATGGCCGCTTCGATCTCACGCTCAAGGCACTGGCCCCAGAACACGCCAGTCACCATACGCATCCTGAAGTTCAGTTCATAGACGGGCCTGAAGAGGCAGTCCATGGTCGCTGTCCAAGTAACTCGTGGGAGGGACATGATGCCCCTGATGCTGTTTCCGATTGGATTACTCATTCGATATCCTCATTCACTGGAAGTTCTTCGACTTCGGCCAAGCGACCATTGTCCCTGTACCACCGAAGTCCTCCTGCAAGTCCTGTCTCACCTGTGTATCGGTTCTTCAGGACGCGCAGCGTCAGCAGATTGGCATTCTCGTCATCCTGCTGATTTCGTTCAAGTCCGATCACCGCATCAGCCAACTGTGCGATGCTGTGTGATCCGCGCAGTTGTGCCAGCGATGTCTGTGCTCCATTCTCGTGACCACGATCACCGTCAGGACGGCGAAGGTGAGACACGACGAACAGCGCGATCTGCGTCTCCTCGACTAGGGAACGCAGCGATGTCATGGCGTTGTCGATCAGTCTGCGCTCATCTCCATCACCGAGACCGGACACCACGATGCTCAAGTGATCAAGGAATACATACTCGCATCCAAGAGCCTTGGTCATGTAGCGCACACGAGCAAGCAGATTCTCCGGGTCAACCGATCCGAAGTGATCGAACATCACGACCTTGGCAACGGTTGCGTCGAATGCTTCCTTCTTCTGCTGCTCGGAGATGCCGCGTTCAGCCCACCAGTACGGAGGACAGTTGAGATGAATGCCCATGAGGTTGCGTCCGCTTCGCTTCACGGACTCCTCAAGCATCAGCATTCCAACCTTTTTGCCAGCACGAATCAGGTGGCAGATCAACTCACGGCAGACCGATGACTTGCCGATGCCTGTACCGGAGGTAAGAACGACGAGTTCACCCTTGCGGATCCCAAGCAGCTTGTCGTTGAGTTGTGTCCACGGGTAAGCAACGCTCTCCGTGTTGTCTTCGGTGATGACGGTTTCCCACAGGTCTGAACCCATGACAACTCCGTCTGGCCTGTAGGTCTTCGCGCCATACACAGCATCAACGATCTTCGCAGCAGAGCCACCCTGAAGAGCCTCGTTGGCATCCTTGTAGCCAGCCACGCGCCCGATCTTGGCCTTGCCCGGAGTAAGTAGGAGAGCACACTCCTTCGCTGCCTTGCGTCCTGCATCGTCATCATCGAACAGGATGTGGACTGCGTCGAAAGTCTCAAGCCACTCAAGGCTCTTCTGAAATGCCTTCACTGCTCCGGCGGCTCCGGTGGGAACAGACACCACAGGCCACTTGTTGCTGAAGACTTGTGAGACGGTAAGCGCGTCGATCTCTCCTTCAGTGACCGTGACCATCTTGCCACCGTCACGCCAAAGGTGCTGACCATACAGGCCGACAGCTTTGAACTCTCCAAGAGCCACGAAGTCCTTGGAGGGGAATCGAAGCTTCTGTGCGACGATTGCTCCATCCTTCATGTACTGAGCGACTTGAACGCTCTGGCCGTTGTACTCCCCAACTCCGTATCCCCAGAAACGGCAAGTCTCTTCTGTGATCCCACGCTTCTTCAGCGCAGAGAATGTGACATCGATCATGTTCGCCTTTCTGCGAAATGAAATCCCAAATTTGGGATTACCTTCGCTCTTCTCTCTGTAGTTGCAGCCAAAGCACCAAGCGTGGCCGTCCGTGTACCGAGCAAGGTTGTCCTTGCTACCGCACTTCGGGCAGCTTTCGTGTCTTACGAATTCGGATTGGTTCGACATGGTGTTCTCGTATTTCCACTTCGATCCTCGGCGTGTCCGAATACTTCTTCGAGGCGATGATCCTGCACACCTGCACATCGTCCTGCCAAGCCCATCCGTTCAGCACATCGAGCAACCCCTTCTGGTAGTTGTCGATGTCGCCTATGGGATACGGGTTGCTTGGGTTCTTCGGTGTGCGGCAGTAGAAGGTGATCTCGACCTCAAGAGGACAAGACAAAGGGCATCCCTTGGGACGGCTCATTTCACCAAGGGATGCCCACGCGAGTTTCCGGAAGTTGTCGTATCGCTTCTGGTAGTAGACCCTGCCGTTCCTCGCAACGCGAGGTCGGGAGGCAGCAACAGGTTCAACCCAGAGTGTGATTCGCATCAGAAATCGTTGTCCGAATCCTCGAAGGGAACCGTTGCTTCCTGCTCCTTGACGAAACCATCGGTCGCCTTGAAGCCGAACGCATCGAAGTTGTCGCCAGCGATGTATTGTCGCAACTCAAGCACCTGAACAGCTCGGAGGCGCAGCGAGATGCCGTGGCCAACCATTGCCGTGAAGTAGGGAGCCACATCGAAAGCCACCTTCACAGTGGAGCCGCTTCCGACATTGAGATCCTTGACTGGATTGCCCTTGGCGTCGAAGAGCGCGGGCTTCTGGTCCCACTGCTTCTCGCCAGTGCCAGCCTTGGCCTTGAGCTTGAACTTGAAGCGGGTCTTTCCGTCTTCAGTCTGCTTCCACGGCATATCTGCTCGCTTCAGTTGCTTCTTGCCCTTGGCCTTGCACTCTTCCGCGTAGGCCGAATCTGCGATCTTCTGAAGCTTGGCCGCAAGTTCGGAGGCTTCGGCTCCGGAGAGATCAAGGTCGATGCTGTACACGCCGTTCACATCGAACTTCGTGTCTGGCTTCTCGATCTTTGGGTAGACGGCGATGCCAACTGGGGTGGTGACTCGGACGATGTTCTGCTTGCCACTCATGTTCTGTGTTCTCCTAGTTGAAGTAGTATTCACTCTTCAAAACCTCAGTCACGTCCAGAGAACCGTACTCTGGAACTTCAGGTAATTCTACCACAAAAGGCAGATAAGTCAATACCTCTTTTCGGAACTCGGCCAGTACGTCGTGCTGAAAGATTTCAACAGTAGCCTTCCGGACGCAAGAGGAAACCACTGGGACATCAGCAGCGAGACACAAGATCTGGTCATGCACTGATCCGATGTCTTGAACGCCTTGTGCTTGGCACAGGTTGACTGTCTTACCTAGCAAGCCACCGATGCCATCAAGACTGTGAACAAAGTTTGGAGCAGCTCCGTTCAGTGCCTTGCGCTTCGACTGCTTGCCGTTCTCCTCACGGATGGTCAGCACACGAGCACGAGCACCGATCCTAGTGGACACGGTCATCGAGTCGTAGTTCTCGTAGCGCATCCGAACAGGAAGACCAAGAGGAGTACTCCATCGTGGAGTGATGTCATGATCGACAAGAACTCCCATGCAGTCTCGAATGAACTTCATTCCTCGCGTGGCTGAGCCAACAACATCTTCCATCGAGTTCCAGATCATCTTGCCTAAGAACGCAGCTGGCTTGTAGATCTCAAGGCCGAATGGATTAGGAAGGTGACGTAGACGATCATCAAGCCACTCTCGCGTGTACCCAATGCATGAGTGTTGTGTCAGACCGTATGGCAATGTCATAGTCTGACGCTTCGTGGTACTACGATCAATGCCGAGAGACAGAAGTCCCTTGGCATAAGGTGAATCAGAAGCGATCAGTTTATCGATGACTCGATTAGCCACAGCTTGATACGGATCCGCAGGTGCTGAACTAGGAAGTACGTTCGTTGCAGCAGCGGCGACTGGGTCACGGAGAAGAAGCGCATAGATCTGAAGTCCCTGAGTAGTGGCATCCATGCCGATTGGAAGTCGAGAGATGTACCCGAAGCCACGATTCCAGAAGTTCGTCAGTTCCTTACAGGCAGCGTAGAACGCGAATGGATCGTCAGCCTCCACCCATTGTCCATTGGCAATTGGATCGTTTCCACTACACTTGATGAGATCTGTATTACTTTCGATCCAGTTGAGACGATGCTCTTTGGACTTCTTGTCCAGTCCCCACTTGTTTGCAGTGTGAAGCATCAGTGCTTCTAGATGCTGTTGAGTTTGGATCGGCTTGCCTCGTGCGAACCGCAGCATGGCCTTGGCTACGCCTGTTCCCTGTGGGTGGAAGAACTAGGGCAAGGGATAAGCACGGCCACGGAAGTCCAGCTGCTGCGGGTAGAAGATCCGCTCGTAGGTCTTCATCTTGTCCGCAACGAACAGGGTCTTGAGAAGCTGAAGACGCTGACTCTCAAGAGACTCATTGTGAAAGTAGACCTTGGCCGCAGCCTTGCGCCACTGGCGACGAGAATCCGCATTGGTCTCGATATCGTCGGGCTTTGCAGGGACTATTTCGTCCTTTGCACTAGGCAAGCCATCTACTTTCCAAGATCCCTTCCATGCCTCATGCACTAGGGAGAGAACTTCCTGATCCACCTGCCACGGCGTGGCTTGAATGATGTTGGTGGATGAGTAGATCTTGTTGAGGTCGCATCCCGACAGCTCGGTCTGGTACTGCTTGTTCCGTGTCTTGATCAGGGGTCGGGGCTTCCAATCCAACTGGCGGTAGCCGCCGATCCACGGGTTTGACCAAGGGAGCGGACGCTCGACCATGGGCAGGAAAAAGGGAGTCAGTTCCTCGTGGTACTCGTGGCACTTCTTGACCCAATCGCTGATGTCTTTGCTAGGTGCAACAGCACAGTAGCGACGGCCACGGGCGTTCAACTTGGTCAGCAGCTGAATGATTCCGGTGCGGGCAGACATCATCTCGACAAGAACTACCCCAAGAGCAAGCGCATCTGCCTTGGCCCACCGCTTCGTGACGAGGTCTACAGCCTTTGCTGCGTCACGGATAAATCGTCGCTTCAGTCCTGCACCAACAGACTTGAAGGACAACTGCTGCATCTTACGGAAGAAGTCTGGTTCCTCTTGGGCTAGATTCT